CAGGAACGTATCCTGTACACCGAAGAAGAGGAGAGAAAAATTCCGCCGAAGCATGAAAACTCTCCTCGTGTGAAACCCACTAAGGAGTGGGATAATTAGTCTGATCCATAGTGCACGGCCCAATGTACCAAACAAAGGAGAAATCATCTCCTGCGGCAACATAAGTGTCTTGCACTACACCAGCCTTAGACACTGCTGTAATAGAGGTAGGCTCCACAGAGAATAGAACTTTTGAGCCCCAACGTCTATCAGTATCATTAGCATCTGTATAGATATCTGGATCAAACGGAATAAACCGATTTCTACTATAGTAAGGCACCTCCACCTCAAGAGAAGGCATAACCTCACCATTCGTTACGTCAGATCCAGATGACGTATTAAATGCACCGATAATCGCTGCATGAGATATATTGCTTTTAAGCAATGGAACATTTTGATTGAAACTGCCAAAAGAATAAAGTCCTCTAGCGGCAACGTAGTTGCCAATACGTGACCTCACAGGCGTGGCATTAATCTTCCAACGTATAGACCCCCTGTACCCTACAAACCCGCATATAAAATAATTTAAATACGTAGATGCGCAGTAATTACAATCTGCTGCAGTGGCGTCGGCATCATAGAAAATGTCAAGGGGGATGGCAGGTATGCCGCCAGGAGCTGGATAGCCACCATATCCCATAAAACCTTCAGCTGCTGATTCCCCAACTGCTGTAACATTAAACAGATCTCGTCGCCAGAAACAATACCTCTTAATCATATTGCGCACTGACATAACGCGCTCTCCATTCCAAATGCTCACAACAGCGGGGTTGGGGTGTCTACCTCCATCACCAAAGACGATTATATCTTCATCTTCTTCCACCCCAAAAACCCCAAGGGTTGTATCACTCTGTGCATAAGTCGTGAGATTTTCAATAGCCTTTGGAGCAGCATAAATGACATCAGGACCAGCACGTGCAAACAAAAGTACACGAGCATTGATACCAGCAGCAGGAGATACCAGAGGATTAAGAACACTAATATATAACTTCCCGTTACAACTATTAGCGCTATACAGTGTTGTTCCTGGAGTCCCAAAATTAGTAGCTAAATGACTAATATCACAGTTTTGGAACCCAGACCCTTGTGACCATGGAACGCTAATTTTTGCCTCACTAGCCTCACTAATATCTAGCACCGTATTATAAGTAACATTGGTGTTCGTGGCCGAATATGCAGCACCATAGGGTTCATATGCCACCCGTAAACGCCCAGTTTGCATCTTACTGGAAACAACAACTATGCGATAATCTACTGGGTGTCGCCACTTTTCAAAAGGCTCAGACGCAAACGACATGGAAGTAAACGTAGCAGTAGTGCCAACAACTGCTTGCAAACCTGGATACACGTTGATCTCATACAATTGAGTACCTGTGGTTGCAGCAGCTGTCCAGTTAAACTGGCCAAAATAAGACCATTTTCGTGCTATATTTTCAATGGTCATGTCGTCAAAATTTCCAACACCAGTAACAGTAGGATCAACAGTAATGCCATGATTGGGGTCGAATGATAGTGGTACACTTGTGTCACCTCCTGTCGTGGTTGATAACAAACCAAACGGTCTATTTCTATAGAGAGCCATGTCTGTTTTAATTGTTGGCTTACTATAGCCAAATAACTTCGCAACAGTACCAATACCATTGGCAGCGACTTCACCAGCCTGAGCATAAGGTCCAACAACTGGTGCATTTTTAAACTTGCCAAGAATACTTGCTGCCGTGCTAGATATGCTACTAATGACGCCATCTGGCTTGCTCTCTGGCGAACTCGTCGAAAGCTGAGGCTTACCTTTAGTCCCTCGAGTAGTAGTCGTCTTACCTTGCCCACCAGGCTTGGGAATTTGTTTTGGCATCGTACCGTTACTTTGATGCTCATCCTCATCACCTTCGACAATCGTATCCATATTGGCGTTTGTAGGCACTATAAGTTTAACATCCGACATCCATGCATAAACTGCTATGTTAGCATTTACAGTATTACCATTACATGTATCAAGTGGAGCATACGACTGCATAAATAGTCGACCTATTCGTTCGAATGCTGTCACAGGATAATTTGGAATGTTGACATGAGTTTTATAATGCACAAAAGGACATGTCACCTCACATACAGTATTAGTGGAAGGATTAAGCTCACTATAACAAGGTAACTGTGACAATCTAACCAATAACTGGTCACCAGTAAGTGCAGTATCTAACGTACCACGAGTGTGAAAGTCAAGAGGCCAATAACTAATAAGCATCCTGCCCATGTGAAAGGGCATTCCATTTATCATTATCTTAATATGAAGATTAGCCTTAAGCAATTGGTAATTTGATAATTTCGGGCTAACAGTGGCATCAGTCAGAAACGCTTCCCATGGGTCAAAATCAATAGAAAAAGCACCTCCATAAACCCAAGTATAAGTGTCTAAAAGAAGAGGTCTACTCAAGTACTTTTCAATATCAGATGTTGAGTGGGCAGGCAAGTCCAAATACGGGTCTTGTTCTAAATCAGTAACAAACACACGCTCAGGCTTAGCACCAGCGAAAGTTGTCACTTCCTGATTATCAACTCGCATATCAGGAACATCTGGATCCATTTGAGCATAGTTACATCCGTACTGCTGGCCATGCTCGTCGCCATGCAGTATGGTCTCGGGTTCGTCCGAGAGCACTCTATCTAATTCAATTATAGTTTTCGTTGCAATTAAATTCGCGTCAGGTTGACGCTTGTTCTGATCGCCCTGCAAAAGCAGATCAGGACAATGCTCTTCCCAATGTTGTCGTCCAAAAAGGATAACTAGGCACTGCGCACGGTTCAACCTGGGTAGGCTAATGTTGTAACGGAGCGCCAACCTAAATAGTAATTGAGAATAATACTCAAACACATGATTAGGATGGACACTTAATTCAAGCAATGCGACATACATCACTTGCTTCAAGTGGGTGCCTTCAGGTATATTTGTTTGTGTAAAGGCTAAACTCTTTAGTATCGATGATATTTCAAGGGGTGCCATACACGTATTGTACTCCCAACGAAAGTACCTTTTCAAGAAAGTCATGGTATTCAATGGTTGGAAATCAAATGTAGATTCAGATTTATCGGCAGGGGTGAAAGTGATACCAATTAACCTAAGATGATGCTGGACCACAGAGAAAGTGAACTCTTGTAAGTCAGTGTAAATTATAACGTCGTCTCCATAAGTCACTATATTGACATGCTCATCAAAGTCTGAGAAACCAGCCATGAAAAAAGCACACCTGATAAAGATACTATTTTGCATACCATTCAATATAGTTGTGACCACTTGACCGCTCGCATTGATACCATACACACGTATCAAGTCATTGTTCACGATTATATATGGACATGCAGCCTCGGCTCCAATAGCTTGTATCCTCTGAGCATGTTTTTTATCAATACAAAATGTCGATATTTTATTAAAGACATCCCGCACAAAGCCAATTGAAAATAAACTATCAAAACCTTTGTAATCTCCTGCAAACATATTCATACGAGGACAAATCTGTCTCCAATGATCACTATGAGGGTTCATCCCGATCGCCATTTCAAAAGCTTGCCTATTATCGTACACACTCTTAACAATACACATGCTATATCGTCTCTGAATAAGTGCATATGCTAACGAAATCCCCTGAAACATACGAATCTTTCCAGCCTTAAGTTTCTCGTTTGATCGAACTTCACTTTTCAATGAGCTATTAAATGGTGGACAAGCCAATAAATTTTTATCATATTGTGACTCAATAAAGTCCATCAAAGATGCCGTATTATGATCTATGCCGTATCTCTTATACCCATCGAGATCCGGAGGTAGCTCAGGCATAATATTCTTCTTCTTTGCATATAAGGGAAATCCAGAAGAAGTATCCATATTGATGCGACGGGCCCAATCAGAGCCAGGTATTCCATTAACATTAACGTCATCATCAATAATGAAGAATTGGAGGTGAGGTGATATCCTATCAATATAGCTGTCAAGAGCTCTTCCAAGGATAGTGGAAGGTATGGGATCACGACGCACTGAGAGTTTTTTAAGATTCACTCTATAAGGGCACGTTTCCCAGTCACCATTAGTCCTTTTAAAGGTAGGGATCCCAAGGTTAGCAACTTCTTCAGAGATCTCTGATACCGCTGGATGGAGACAGGTTTTCTTTATACGGCTCTTAAGCTTAGGCAAGTGACCCACGTAGCTACCTATCATATCGCCAGAGCCCTCAATATAGTTCCCCCTACAATGCCGGGAAACAGGTTGCAGCTCCTTAAAGTTATACATGCAACTGAGGCTTAAGCTCATCTGTTGATGCGTAGGTTGAATAACATCCAACATTTCGCGAGTTATCTTGGCAGCATGCCCTGCGTCGGGTCCATGGCGGCCAGCAACGTGTATTCCACCTATCACGCACCAGTCTAACATAACGAATGGCGCACCGCACACACCCATACCAGCTACATTGTGTTCCAATGTATTGGGATTAAACGCCACTCTATTATCATCTAGTTGATATGAAATTGGCCGAACATTCCCCATGCACGGTGATCGAAGAACAGCTTTCCCAACCCGATCTCTATCAACCATCACACCGGCTTGCCCATCAAGCTGTGGCCACTCCTCATCAAACACAAAATAAGGACGCAAATCATACCCACTAGGCAAATCTCGTAAGAATATACATATGAGATCAGGTCCTATAGAACACACATCGCGCGGATTGATAGTGGTCTTTCCGGAAGGATGAAGACGCCCGGGTGTGTGGTCTTGATACCAAGTTACCTCCATGTC